TTGCAAGAGACAGGGCTGGAGAAAATATGAAAAGATATGCTAGTCAGATATTAAACGATTCTTTACGAGATTTTGATGCAACCCTAAACTTCAATAAATCAAGGGATGCTGGGCTGACTTTTGTTAAATACTATGGAGATGTAATACCAACAACTAGAGACCTTTGCAGAAATTTAGTTAATGGTGTATATAACAAGAGACAAGGTGGTCTTTTTACCATTGAGGAAATTAGAAGCCTTTGGCAAAGTAGGAGTTGGTCTGGTAAGAAATCAGGCAATCCACTTGTGGTCAGAGGTGGGTATAATTGCAGACATCAATTTAGTTATGTCAATCCTGATTGGTATGATGATAAAGGCGAACTTGTAATATAAACAAATAGGAGAAAAAATGTCAGATGACAAACAGGTTAATCAACCGAAAAATGATGTTCAGGAAGCTGAAGTTAAAGAAACTAAAACTGACGAAACAAAACCAAGTACCACTTTTAATCAAGAAGATGTAGATAGAATAGTCAAACAAAGATTAGAAGCTGAAAAATCAAAACATCAAAGACAGTTAGACGAAGTTAAAAAACAAGAAGAAGAAATTTTGAAAGCTAAACAAATTGAAGAAGCTAAATCAAAATCTGAACTTGAAAAGCTTATGAAAGAACGAATAGCTGAAAAAGATACTGAGATTACAAAATATAAACAAGCAATACAAAAAGAAAGAATTGATAATCAAATACTTTCTGTTGCTTCAAGAAATAAAGCTATATCGCCAAGTCAAGTTGTTTCTTTGTTGAAAGACGAAGTAAGATTAACTGACGATAATAGAGTTGAAATACTTGATAATAATAAAAACATCAGATATAACTCTAAAGGCGAACTTTTAACGATTGAAGAAAAAGTTAAAGAGTTCTTAGATGCAAACCCACATTTCTCGCAAGGGTCATTGGCTGGATCAGGGAGTCAGCAAAGCATCGGTGGTAAAACTGTAAAACCTTTCAATATTCAGGATTTAGATATGAGTAAGCCAGAAGATCGTGCTAAATATGCAGAGTATCGCAAAGAACGAGATTCAAAACCTACTCAGATTAATTTAACAAACAAATAAATAATATAGGACAAACACAATGGCAAACGAAAGCACAAGTTCTACACTCTCGGAATTATATACTGAGATTGTAGCTGAGGCATTATTCGTAGCAAGTGAAAGATCAGTAATGAGACCACTTGTAAAGAATTATGCAATACAAGGTGGTGGAAAAGCAGTTGAAGTTCCAATCTATGCGGCAGTTTCTGCGGCGGCGGTATCGGAAGCATCTGATTTATCTAACACGGCAATCAACCCATCTTCTGTAACTATTACGGCATCAGAAAATGGAATAATGACTACTCTTACAGATTTAGCAAGAAACTCTGCACCAAGAAATGTTGCGGCAGATATTGGTAGATTATTTGGAGAGGCGATTGCAAAAAAAATAGACACAGACTTAACTGCATTATTTGATGGATTCTCAACATCTGTCGGTGGTGCTGGAACAGAAATAACTGTGGCTAAAATCTTTGAAGCAGTAGCAACTTTAAGACAAGCGGCAGTACCTGCTCCTTACTCTGGAGTTCTTAATCCAAAGGTTGCGTACAATGTGAAGAAAAACTTAACTAATACTTTTGTTAATCCTAATCCTAATGACTTAACTAACGAAGCATTAAGAACAGGATATGTTGGTAACATCGCTGGAGTTCAAATGTTTGAAACTTCAAATGTTGATGGAACTACTGACACAGACAACTGTAAAGGTGGTATCTTCCACAGAGACGCACTAGGTTTAGCTATGATGCAAGACTTGAAGATCGAAACTCAAAGAGACGCATCTTTAAGAGCAGATGAAATTGTAGCAACTGCGGTTTATGGTGTTGGCGAATTACACGACTCTTATGGAGTAGAAATACTTGGAGAATCAGTAATCAACTAATAACTACTTTTCTATGGCGAGGAAACTCGCCATAGGATATAAGGAGATATTATGAATATAAAATTAACAAATGGAAAAAAAACCATTACAAGAACAAAAGAACAATACGAAGCTAATATAAATCATTTTATTAAGAGAGGTTTTACTCCTCTTGATAATGTTAAAAAAGAAATTAAAAAAGCAACTTTAAAAGATGTAGTTGACAAAGTTGTTCAATTAAAACCAAAAAAAAAGACAAGGAAAAAGAAATGAAAGAATTAAAAAAATATTGGAAAATGGCAAAGGATAATCCAAAAGTAACTGCTGGTGTTATTATTGCTATTGTAATTATTATTAGTTTGGTAGGTTAATATGGCTAATTATACAGGTGCGAATGTTATAAATGCTGGAGATGCTTCAAACTATCAAGCTGACATTTATACTTTTGGGATTGGTGCTGGTACATCTGAAGTAGCTTTTTTTATTACACAAACAACAAATGATATTTTAAGACAGTTAAGAATAGAGTGGTGGCCTGTATATAAAACAAATGTATTTACAGATATTACAGTTCTTAATACTGCTGAGATGGTTAATACAAAAGTTAATTTAGATCAGTTTAAAAGGGCTGGTGCATATTTATTTATGTATAAATATTTTTTACCATCATTAACTAAATTTAGGCCAGAGACAGAAAAAGATAGATTTGAAAGAATGGCCGAACACTATGCTTCAGAATATAACAAAGAATGGAGAGCAATCTTAGAAGATGGTGTAGAGTACGATTCAGATGCTTCAGGAACTATTGCAGTAAATGAAAAAGAGCCTTTGCATGGCTTACGAAGATTAAATAGGTAATGGCTATAAAATTAGAGATTAAAACAAATCAAAAACAATTTAATAAAAAATTTAAAAAGTTTGAATCTGTATTACCAAGAATAATTGATAAAGGTGTCAAACAAGCTGGATTTCAATTAGTAGATATAATTAGAACAAAAACAAAAAAAGGTATTGATTTTAACGATAGAAGATTTGCACCATATTCAGAGGGATATTTAAAAAGATTACAAAGAGAAAATAGACCAACAGCAGTTGATTTATTTTATGATGGTGGAATGACAGGTGCTTTAACTCCATCAATGATTAAGAAAACAGGTAAAAATAAAGTAACATTGGCATTTAGTAGAAAAGAAGAAATTGACAAAGCTTTTTTTAACCAAGTAACTACTGACCCACAAAGAAAATTTTTTGGCTTTAATACTAGAACAGAAAAGATTATAAGTAAGCAATTCAATAGATTTGTAGAAAAAGAATTAAGAAAGTTTAGAATATGAGTGTAAGAGAAAACATAGCATCTAATTTATTGTCAGTTATATCTGCTATATCTAGCCCTGATATAATCAAAGCAACTAGACAACCTTTTCAATTAGACGAGTTATCAGATAAACAATACCCAGCAGTAATAGTACAAACTTCAGAAGAAAATAGAGATGATTCTGAACTAGGAAGTGGTGCTAAAACAAGACATGGAACAATAGATTTTGTAGTATTAGGATTTGTTAAAGGTGCAGAATCTAATATTGATACTAAAAGAAACGAATTAATTACTGCTATTGAAACTGCATTAGAATCTGATATTACAAGAAACAGTAATGCACTTGATACAGAAGTTATACAAGTGGAAACTGACGAGGGTACATTATTCCCTGTTGGTGGTATAAGAATGGTTGTTAGATGTATGTATGAGTATCAATCAGGAACACCATAAAAAAGGAGAAACTATGGCAACTAAAGATAAAATAATAGATAAAATAGAAAAAAAAATAGATAGCATTGAAAAATTGCACGACAAGGAATCAATCATGTGTGAAGAAGTCAAAGACTTACTTGCTGATTTAAGAGATGATGTTGAAGATGAAAAATGGGAAGATGACTCAGAGGAAGATTTTGAAGAAGATAATGAGGATGAAGATATTGACGAAGAAGAAGATAAATAGTAAAAGACTTTATGGCTAAAGACATTAAATTATATAAGGATGGGAATGAGGTTACTGTTAACGAAACGCAACTTGATAATTTTTTAGATTTAGGTTGGAAACAAGAAAAACAAGACAAACAAACAAGTAAAAAGGAAAATAAAAAATGGCAACACACTTCGGAAAAGAAGGAGTAGTTAAAGCTGGTGGAACAGGTATTGGCGAACTAACAGGTTACACACTTGAAACTACTGCTGATGTTGTAGAAGATACTCAATTATCAGATGCAACTAAATCATTTGTAGCTGGAAGAACATCATTTTCAGGGTCTTTAGACATGAGTTATGATGAAACTGATTCTCCACAACAAACATTAACTGCTGGAACTTCTATTTCTTTTGTATTAGGCCCAGAGGGTGATGGCTCAGGAGATGAAATT